ATTAGATTATATTAAAATTAAATAATCCTAAGAGGAGAGTAACATGGGAGTAGAATCCAAAATCAGAGAACTTCTAGAAGGCAAGTTGCAAGACGATGCTGTAGAAGTACTTGACGAACTAGCGGCAAATCGTCCACTAGATAAGTCAAGCAATGGCGATGCTAAACCACCCCTACAAGGCAACTCTAATCCAAACCCAGAACAGCAAGACCTAAGTGGTTCAAGCAACCCTGAAGGCGGATTAACAAGCCCAGTAGGTAAGGAAGCGTCAGCTAAAGCTGGTAGTGCCCCTAGACCTTCAAACTCAGGTGCTGGTAAAGCACCTAACTACAACGACGGAGAGGCAACTCAAAGTGTTGTAGCACAAGCATCATCTAAAGGTAATGTACATCAAGAAGAAGTCGAAGAGACTGAAGACGAAGTACTAGAGGAAACACCAGTTTCCGAAACTGAAGACGAAATTGTTGAGAATGAAGCAGTCGAAGGCGAAGAAGTAGAATATGTTGATGGAGAAGAAGAAGTTATTGCAGAGGAAGAAGAATCCGAAGTATTAACATCTGAAGAAGACTCAGCAGAAGAAACATTATTCGAAGCGGACATTGCTAGTTTATTTGCCGACGAAGAGCATCTTTCAGAAGAATTTAAAACACAAGCAGCTTCACTTTTTGAAGCAGTGGTTGTGTCGCGAGTCAATGAACAAGTACAATCTATTGAAGATGTACTCGTTGAGGAAGCTAATGTAGCTTTTGATGAAGCGAAAGAGAAACTTGTAGAAAACATCGACAAGTATCTGTCCTACGTGACAGAGCAGTGGATGTCAGAAAACGAGCTGGCTATTGAGGGCGGTTTAAGAAACGAAATTACTGAAAGCTTTATTAAAGGTTTACAGCAAGTCTTCACAGAACATTATATTGATGTTCCAGAAGAAAAATTCGATGTCTTAAATACTCAAAAGCAAGAGATAGACGAACTAAAATCTAAGTTAGACGAAGAGATTGGTAAGTCCGTCGCAATCAGCGAAGATAGAGAACAACTACAAAAGGAAAGAATATTCCGTTCCGTGGTTGACGATCTAGCTGAAACAGAGGTAGAGAAGTTTGCAGGTTTAGTTGAAGGCATTTCATATGACTCCGACGACAAGTACACTTCAAAACTAAATGTTATCAAGGAAAATTATTTTCCTAAAGCGAAAGCTGATGATAGTGATAAGCTAGAAGATAGCGTTGATCAAGGAACTTTATCAGACAATAGTGTAATGAGTAGATATGTCACAGGCATTTCTCAAGCAGCTAAGTTTGACAGGGTTAAAAATTAACAATTTTATAAATAATTAGGTTATAAAACATAACAAAGTAAAAACAAGGAGAAACTGATGTATCTTTCAGAAGAACTACAGAAAAAGTGGCAACCAGTCCTTGAGCATCCTGAACTCACAGAGATTCAAGATCCTTATAAAAGAGCTGTTACCACAGTAGTCTTAGAAAACCAAGAGAAAGCACTCCGTGAGGAAAAAGCAGCTCTTTTCGAGGCTACACACGCAAACCAAACTGGTTCAGGCGTCGACAACTACGATCCAATATTGATCTCACTAGTTAGACGTGCTTTACCAAACCTTATGGCATACGATGTTTGTGGCGTACAACCAATGTCCGGACCAACTGGTCTAATCTTTGCAATGAAATCTCACTTCAGTACACAAACTGGAGCCGAGGCTTTATTTAACGAAGCGGACACTGACTTTTCCGGTGCAGGAACACACGCTGGCGGTAACCCCGTTGACGGTACCTACACTACAGGAAATGGCGTATCCACATCCACAGCAGAAGGCTTTGGAGACTCAACTACACTAAATGAAATGGCATTTTCAATCGAGAAAACTACTGTTACAGCTAAGTCCAGAGCATTAAAAGCTCAGTACACAGTTGAACTAGCTCAAGATTTAAAAGCTGTTCATGGTTTAGATGCAGAATCCGAACTTTCTAACATTCTTTCTCAAGAAATTCTTGCAGAAATTAATCGTGAAGTCATTAGAACTATCTACAAAGTAGCTAAAACTGGTTCTGCCAGCACAGCAACTGCCGGAAC